TATTATTTATCTTTACTTATTACAAATTAGAGAGTTTTCAAAGAATTAATGAAAAGTATAATTTGTTCTTTAAGATATTGATCAACTTGCTTCTTAGGAAGTGATCCGATTGATTTTTCAAATCTATCATAGATTTGAGCAAATTCTCCATTCTCATTTAAAATCCATTGTTTGGATTCGAGAATACCATTTACAAATGCTGAAGGTACGGAAGGATCAGCAACAACGTCAACTGCTACTAATCTAAAATCAGCAACACGATTTGTTCCGTTCTTGTCTTCTTCTAATCTACCAAGAGCACGAGAAGAAACACCGAGCTTAACGCCATCCATGATTAATGAACGAACGATCTGTCCCATTGGTGTTGAAAGAACTTTTGATTTACCTTCAAAAATATTTCCGTTCTGCTTGAGTTCTGTAACAACGTGACATACTCTTTCTAAATTGATTTCTGGTGACTGGGGATGATTGAGTTCACCAGTAGCTCTCTTTGTGCTAATCATTTCATCAGTATAACGATTAACTTCTTTTACCATTTCTTCGAGAGGATATACACGCTTATTTTTGTTAACAGCATCCGCCATTAAAAATGGCCCTTGGATATGAAGAATTGAAGGAGTATTACGGTTCTTTTCCTCGATCAGGTACTTTACTTCATATGTTGGCTCTTCCACTAATAAGTTGTATGAATTAATCATGGTCTGTATATTACTTATATCTTTATGATTAAATTTCTACAAATTTATTATTAATTGATATGTTTTTCTGTAAGAATTAGAAATTTATAACCTTTTGTTTCCGCCCATTGTTCAGCAGCCGACCATTTTGCTTGGTTTCTGACCCATTCAGTTTGTTCATAAATCATTGTCTTAACTTTTTTATTTTTAGTTGCTTCTGGTTTTACTGTTTGCTTATGTGGTTTTATTTCGATAATAAATTTCTTAATACTTTCGTCTTTTTGTTTAAGTGCTGCAATAAAATCTACAAAGTATCTGTGCATCCTTCCATCAAGAGGAGATATATAAGGTATTACAACACTCTCTGATCCCCATGTAACTACATTGGGATTATTATCAAACCAACGCATTACCTTAAGCTCAAGTGATGATCTATATACTGGATCAGAACCTATGTATTTTTTAGGAAACATTGGTTTAAAAACACCTTGAACAAAGTTTTTATTTTTTTTTCCTAATTTTGATTTCATTTTAATAAATTATGAGTTTCTAAAAATTTTCTATATTTTGAATATTTTTTATCTTTTATCAAAAGCATAGAATATCCAGACTCTTTGGTTTTTTTTATTTTTTTCTTGTTGAGATAAACATTCATATTAAAGGTATACCAAGATTTTATTTCTATAACCATGTTATATTTCTGTAAATAAAAATCAGGATAATAATGTTTATTTTTTATTTTTTTGTCTGATAATTTTATTCTAAGTTTATTTTCAAAATTAAAATCATCTTCTGATAAATTGCTATGTTTGAAAGTATAATCTAGAAAATCATGCTCATATCCCTGTAATCCAATAATTTTTCCTGATGGTAGAATATAAGGACTTTTTTTAGCTAATCCTTTATGACATTTGGTTTGGTGTTCTATAGAGTAATTCATATCTCTGGTTATATCACTTTTTGTTTTTATTATAGCTTCTCCAAAATTAGAGGTTAGAATTTTCTTAATATTGTAACGAGTAATACCATATTTTTTACCTATATCAGAAATATTAAGATTTTGATTTATATAGAGATCATATACTTCATTTTTTATCTGGTTTTCTTTTTCTACAGATATTTTTTCATGTTTTTTAATTAAAAGATTTTCATTTTTTAAAAATCTATATAGATTACACTCTTTAACTTTAAATAATTTTGATGTTTTTCTTACATTTTTATTTTCTTTATAAACTGATAAAATATCATTTAATTTATCTCTTATAATAAGAACTTCTCCTTCTATAGGAAATTTTGCTCTATTGATATAATTTATTCCATTTTCTATTAAAATTCTTTTAAATACATTATGATCAAAACCATATTTTTGGTTTAGTTGATTTAAAGATGCTCCTTTTTTATAATCTTCAATAGCTTTTGATATGTTATTTTTATTTTTGGTATTTTTACATACCATAAAAATTCCATTGTTTTTTAGGATAATGCGAATTTTTTCAAAATAGGTATTATGTATTTTTGCTACTTTTTTTATAGACTTCAATCTATTATAGTCTTCTATTATTAAATTTATATTCATACATTTATACTTAGTATATAAATGTGACAAATTAAGTAAAAATTTATAAGTTCGTGGTCAACCAATAAAGAACCGAATGGGATCCCTGTCCACAAGATCAGTTGTGATTTCCTTTTCTAATGCTTCCTTTTCAGCATTACCTTCACTAAGAAGGTTACTACCATTTACAGTCTGACCACCAAAAAGATTTGTACCTTGGAATTTTGTTCTTATATGACCAACAGCAATCTTTGTTAATGCTAAAGTATATCTATATACCCAAAGTTGACTGACTAAAAATTTAATAGGCTTCTGTACCTTACAACCAACAAGACCTAGATATGTACTTCCTCCACCAACTTGTGATGGTTCTGGAATTAGTTTCATGATCTGAGTATCGGGGTCAAAGCGAATATAAGGAGTAAGTGCAAGAACCTTGTCACGAGTATCAAGCCATGTTTTAAGTGCTTGCCATGTGACCAAGTCATAACCCACATTACCAAGAAGCTGACCAAAATAGGCTTGCTGTGCAATTGTATTTTCAATTGTGAAGAGTGTATTAACTCCTGTATTGTTTCCTTCTGCATAGGAATATACATCAACAACTTTTCTAAAGTCTCCTAAATCATAATCATATCCAGCACTTAGAGAAGGATTGGATGTATTGGAATTCATCATCTCAGGAGAGATATTAATAAGTTTTCCAATATCAAGACCAACACCAGATTTATAAAGATCAGAACGGAATATTAAAAACTCTTCAGTAACACCAGAAAACTTTGTGAAGTATTCAATTGCAATATCAATGAATTCATAGATCTGTTCACTACTAACTTCTATTTGAATCAAAGGTTCACCAAGAGTTCTACGGACTCTTTGGGCAAGATGATCATAACTTTTAATCTGTGAATTAAAAGTGGTGGAACCATGAAAGCCATTAGGCAGAACAGGGGCTGGTGGATATGCAGAACTCATTATATGATTATTTTATTGACTTTAATTACTTATCCAATAAATTTAAAGCATGGATAAATTCGTTATTTTTCACATTGATGGTGGTTGTGGTAAGACACCTGATTATAATCAAATTTTAGGTAAACAGGTATGTGACTGGATTGATAATACCTTCTCTTGGTATCAGCAAGGGTTTGGTTATACTAAGTAAGATTATAAGCTTCTTACAAATGTTCCATTAAACTGAGGACCAACGGTTGGTCCAGAATTTTCGTTTGTTACTATACTTGATGAACCTTGGTTTAGATATAATTCAAAGTAATCAGTTGAACCATTAGCTGATACAATCTGGGATATTGTTAATCCAACACCAGCTGTGTTTAATGGCATACGACTGCCTCTCTTAAATTCAGCACCATTTTTGTATATAGCAAATATTACAGATGATGTTGCAGGTGCACCTACTGATAACTGTATAGAGCCATTCAATTGATAATAACCAGCAATTGTTGGTGTAAACCTACCACTAAAGCCTGTATTAAGTGTTGTATTAAAGTTATTATTTGTATCTTTTTCTTTGGTATCAATAACTACTTTTGTCCAGACACTAGTTGGGAATGTAATGGCTTTTGTACCATAACCACTGAATACAGGAGGATTACTATAGACAATGCCCTGAGCACTTAAATTGTTTACATAAGTTGTATTGATCTGGTTTGCACTTAAACCAGTACCTAAGATAAAAGTATTAGCAAAGCCCTTGGTATCATTACCAGAACCTGCTGCAATGAAGGAATAAATACCTGAAGCTTTATTACTATAACCACCTACAATAGACGAATAATATCCAGAAGCTGTATTATTATTACCCCCTAAAACAGAAGAATAACCTCCAGAAGCTGTATTATTTTTACCACCAGCTACATTAGCATAAGTTGCATTAAATGTTACAGTATTGCCACAACCACCATTTACATTGGAAAATCCACCATATGCTCCGTTATATGCTCCTCCTCCTACATTTGCCACATAAGAAGTTGCTTGATTAGAAATACCACCTGCTACATTGGAAAAATAACCAGATGTTCTATTACAGCAACCACCACTAACTGTAGACCAACTTCCTTGAGCATTATTGCTCTGACCGCCCGATACTGTAGTATAAATTCCAGAAACTGTATTATTTTTACCACCACTAACTGTGGACCAACTTCCTTGAGCATTATTGCTCTGACCGCCTGATACTGTGGTATAATATCCAGAAGCTGTATTACACTGACCACCAGCTACATTTGAATAACAATTGGAAGCATTATTACATACACCACCTGCTACAACAGAATAATTTCCAGAAGCTGTATTGCAACCTATAATTGGTTGAATAGATGAAGTTGAAACGTTTAAAGTATAAGGATTAGAAGATGGATTAGAAGATGGATTAGAAGATAATTTGGCATATCTAGTATCACCATTTGCATAAGTTACAAAAGTACTAGAAATATTTTGATAAGCTGTCGATGTATTATAAGCACTATTCCAATTAGCACTATTGGAATTAACAGTTGTATAGGTACTGTCCCAGTTATTTCTATTTGGTCCTGTAATCTTTGTATCAGCTAATGATGTAATCCAAGAAGGATTTGAATAAGATCCATTTGTATAAACACCATTTGTTACACTTCCTGCGTTGCCTGTTATGTTACCAGTAACATTTCCACTTAAAGAACCTAAAATATTTGCTCTTAAAGTATCTATAGTAAATGTTGGATCA